TCGTTGATCTAGCTGATTTTCCTGAGATGAGTGCAACATCTGTCGTGAAAGATGAAGGTAGATACGCAGGGGTAGTCTGTCGTGGAGACGTAGGATTAGCAAAAATCCCAACTGGTAAATACGAAGCTAGAAGTAAGTTTTATAGAGATAAAAGTAAAGCCATGAATGAAGCTATTGAAGCTCAACTTATGGGTAATAATAATTCTCGTATGCCTATTTCTAATAACAGTAAATCAAAAGTAGTAACAGGAAGACAACCTAACTTTCAGGATTAATCCTTTTATTGCTTATTATTAATTAACAAAGGAGAAAGAATATGGCTTCAGTTGATAGTCCTAGAGGACTGGTACTGGCAAGAAAAAATGGCTCAGGTTCTAACTCTACTGGTGTTACTATGATTCCTGTTGGGGATAACATAAGCCCAATAGTTCCTTCAGCAGCATTGCCTACAAGCATGTTCACAGGAGATCCTATAGCAATTTATAGTTCAGGTACAATCGTACCTACAGGTGCAAACCCAACTATTAAATCTGCAGGAGTTTTCCAAGGATGTAGCTATGTAGATAGCAATGGCGATCAACAATTCAGTAGATATTGGACAGGTGGCATAACTGCAACAGACATTCAATTACATGTTTGTACTGATCCAGCCCAAACATACTTTATCCAAGCAGATGGTGCTGTTACAGCAGCAGCAGGTTTTGGTGCAGGTACTTATAATGGTGTTTGGACTGCAGGTGCAGGTTCAACAAAAACAGGTAATAGTGGCTACGAGTTAGATGCGTCTGGTCCTGTATTAACAGAACTAGCAGGTATGAGAGTAATACGTAGAGCTCCATGGGATACAGCAACAAGTTCATCAGCAGGTGAAACTGACGATTATCCATGGTATGAAGTACGTATCAATAATCATATTGATAACTACACAACAGCAACTATTTCATCAGCTTAATAGGAAAGGAATAATTAAATGGCTATTAATAGAGCAAGTATTGCCAAAGAGCTACTTCCTGGACTAAATGCAGTTTTTGGAATAGAATATGGCAGCGTAGACGAAGAACACAAACCATTATACGAAATAGAAAACTCAGACAGAGCATTTGAAGAAGAAGTACTCTTCACAGGCTTTGGTGCTGCACCTGTTAAAGGTGAGGGTGCTGCTGTAGTTTATGATGATGCATCAGAAAGTTATACTTCAAGGTATACTAACGAAACTGTAGCATTAGCATTCGCAGTAACTGAAGAAGCTATGGAAGATAATCTATACGACACTTTTGCAAAACTAAGAGCAAAAGGATTAGCAAGAGCTATGGGAAGTACAAAACAGCAAAAAGCTGCTGACTTGTATAACAATGGCTTCGCAACCAATCAAGGTGATGGTGTACCAATGTTTAGTGCAGCACACCCAGTTGTAGGTGCAGGTACAGTAACTAATATTACTACTGCAGCAGCTATAGCTGAAGGTACTATTGAAGCAGCAATCATTCAGATACAAAAAACTACTGATGATCGTGGCATCCTTATAGGTGCTACTGGTGTTTCATTACACGTACCAACAGATCTAATGTTTACAGCAGATGTACTTCTAAACACACCTGGCACTACTGCAGGTATTTTAGGAACTGCAAATCACTTTGCAAACAATGACATCAATGCTATAAGACATTTAGGTGTATTGCCTGATGGGTTCTATGTGAACAGAAGATTTACAGATGTAAATGCATGGTTCATTAAAACAGACGTACCAAATGGTACTAAAATGTTTAACAGAACTCCATTACAAACTAAAATGGAACCAGATTTCGATACTGGCAACTTACGATTCAAAGCACGTGAAAGATATTCTTTTGGTGTTTCTGACTGGAGAAGTTGGTTTGGAAATCAAGGAGCCTAATTATAAATATTGGAGGAGAGTAGAGATATTCTCCTCCTCTATAATATAAGGAAAGATATATGTCTACAAATATTACCACAGCTTATAAATCAGGAGATGGTATTATACTACAACCAACTGTTGTAAGTACAACAAATAATGCAGGAACCTCTATTGCAGTTACATTACCTAGAGTTACACGTATTTTAGCTGTTCATGCTTTTACTACAGTAACTGGTCTTTTTGATATAGGTGATACAAATGGAAGTAAAATACAATTCCAAGTTGGTGCAAGTGGAACAGCAGATATTTACATGGGAGAAACTGGTATTAAGTGTGAAGGTACAGTAAGTGTTGCTACTCCTCAAGCAGGTAGTGTAACTTTAATCTTAGGATAAATAAATGCCTAACTATTCTTATTTAAAAGATGATATTGTAAATACAATAGAGAATGATTCAAATGAGTTTGCTACTCAAATTCCTTTTTTTGTACAGAAAGCTGAAGATCGTTTAATAAAAGAATTAGATGATGTAGCTTTAGATACATATTCTTCTGTTACTTTTACAGCAAACAATCCAGTAGTAAGTTTACCTGATGGTGCATTAGTTGTACGTAATGTAAACTTTACAACAAGTGCAACTGTATTTGGTGAACCAACTGGTATTATACCTTTGTTACAAAGAACATATGAATATGCAATAGACTATTGGAATAAACCTACATCTGTAGGAACTCCACGATATTATGCACGTAAAACAAATACACAGATTTACGTAGTACCTACACCTACTTCTACATTAGCAGGTGAAATACAATATACAAAACAACCTTTAGGTTTAGCTAGTGCTACAGATACAAGTGCTACAACTTCTAATTACTTTAGTGAAAATTGTTATAATGCTTTATTTAATGCATGTATGATTGAAGCTAATTATTTTATAAAAGATTTTCAAGTCGTTCAATCATGGGAAGCTAAATATAAAAATTCTATAGATGCTCTTCGTAATCAAGCAAGACGTACTAGACAAGATGATATGCAATCAGCTAATAGTCCTACAGGTGGACCTAATCCAGTTATACAAGGTGCTAACTAATGGCATTAAGTAGATCTAATATAAGACAACAAATAACTAAACCAAACAAAAAGAAAAAGAAAACTAAAGGGAGAAAAAAATGAGTAAAGATTTTATTACTGGAGGACAAGGTAGATTTCCATCTAGTTTAGAACCTAAAGATTCTAGCGTAACAAGTGGTAAACCTACAGGTCAAGGCTTTGGTGCAGCTCGTACAGGACCTGCAGTTAAAGGACCTATTGAAGCTGTATCTGATGCAGACTATCCTCAAGGAGAATCATTTGATATAGGTGGTGTTAAAACCTCACCTGTTATTGGAGTAAAATAAATGCCAATAGGTAAAGCTATAAAAGCAGTAAAACAATTTAGAAAACCAATTAGTGTTAAAGAAAATCTTGGTAGAAGTGTAGCTGGTGATGTTATAGCTCCTTCTAAAAAAGGACTTAAAGGTGATCTAGGTGGTAAAGTTGTAAAAGAAAAAAATGTAACTAAATCTAAATTTTTAAAAGATAGATCTAAAATAAAAGGAGCTATTAAAAAATTAACTAAAATAAAAAATAAAAAAACTTTTACTGAAAAAGATGCTTTATATAGAAAAGGTATAAGTAGAGATTTAGCAAAAGGTAAAGCTTCTACTTCTACTACTGGTCTTCTTAATATTTTAAAAGCTAGATTAAAAAAAATGGAACCATTTGTAAAAGTTAATATGGCTAAAAGAATAAAAGAATCTGGTGGAGAACAATCTTTACAAGGACAAGCAAAACAATTAACTAAAAAAGAAATGGAAGACTTAGGTTATAATGTAGCACGTAAACATGGTGGACAAATAGGAAAACCTAGAGGAACTGGAGCAGCTCTTCGTGGTTTTGGTAAAGGTTATAAAAAGGATTAATATTATGGCAGTAGGAAAAATAGTAAAAACTTTAGTTAAACGTGGTCGTAAATCTAAACGTGGTCGCAAGTCTAATAAAGTAAAAGCAGAAGAAGTTAAGAAGAATAAAAAAGCTGCAGTTTTTCCACAACCTGCTAAAGAAAAAGTTGTATATACTAAAAAAGAAAAAAAAGAAATTAAAAAATTAATGCGATCACAAGAAAGAGATAAAGCTTCTGAAGTAGGTAAGACTACTGGTGGTGGTAAAAGAGATTCAAGTGGTAGATTATTATCTAAACATATTCCACCATCAAGAAAAGAAATGGGTGATGATGCTTTTGCTAGAAGAATTAGACAAGGTATAATAGGTAAAACTAAAGAAGGTGAAGTTAAAGATATAGGTAAGTATGCAGACATACCTGAAAATATTATGGATATGTTATATAATAGATTTGGTAGAAAACTTACTTTAGAAGAAATAAAAGAATTAATAGCTATGGGTGTATCTCCAAGAAAAGGTGGAGGTAAACTTCCAGACCTTTCAGGTGATGGTAAGATAACAAGAAAAGATGTACTTATAGGTAGAGGAGTTATTAAGAAAAAATTTGGAGGTCAAATAGGTAGACCTCGTGGAGTAGGAGCTGCATTACGTGGCTATGGTAAAGGTTATAAGTAGTGCCTTTTAAGTCTAAGAAACAAAGAACATATCTAGCTATTAATGAGCCAGATGTTTATAAAAAATTTAAAAAGGAAGAAACAATGATGTATGGTAAACCAATAAAAAAAGCAAAAGGTGGAGCAGCAAAAGCAAGAAAAAAATCACGTAAAGCAGCACCAAAACCTATAGGTACTTTAGGTCAAACAAAACTAGCTGGTGCTCAAATGGCAGGTGGTAGACCTAAGAAAAAACCACAAAAAAGAACTGAAGAAATGGCAAGAATGTTAGGAAGAGTATCATCAGATATTAAAAGAATGGAAGATAAAGAGAAAAGAGATAAGTTTGGTACAGGTTTATCAGATAATAGAAGAGGTGATCCATTAGATAAAGTTTCTAATCCAAGTGGAAGAATGTTGAATAAAGGACCTAGACTTAAACCAGGCAGAAATGTAAAGGGTGAAGTTACTAAAAGACCTATGGGTGGTAAAGTCTACAAAGTAGATAATTCAGGACAAGATTTAGTTCAAAAAATGTATGGTGGAAAGATTAAAAAATGAGAAATAAAATATTAAATAAGATTATAAATTTTTTAAAAACTTTACGAAAAGAGTAATATATGTTAGGTGGTTTACCAGTTGAAATGATTACAATGCTTGGCTCTAGCCTTTTAGGTGGAGTCATGTCAATGTGGAGTCAAGCAACTAAAAATAAACAAGATCAACAAAAGATGCTTCTTGCTAGAGATAAGTTTCAAATGGCAGAAGTTAGTAAAGCTAGAGAGTTTGACAATAAAGGATTTCAATGGACAAGAAGAATTATTGCATTAACTGCAGTCTTCTTTATTATTGCATATCCTAAACTTGTACCTGTCTTTACAGATGTTGGTGTTGTACTTACATGGACAGAATTTAAAGGTGGCTTCTGGTTCTTAATAGACAAACAAGAAGTCTATATGGATAGATTATTTAATGGTGTAGTTATTACACCTCTTGATACACACTTAATGTCAGCTATAATTGGTTTATATTTTGGTGGGAGTTTAGTTAAGAAATAATGGCAACACGTAAAAAAAGCAATATGAAAGGTATTACTATTGGTAGTGGTAATAAAAGACCTACCAAACAGGGTGCTGGAATGTCAGCTAAAGGTGTTGCTAAATATCGTAGACAAAATCCTGGTAGTAAATTAAAGACTGCTGTAACAGGTAAAGTTAAACCAGGTAGTAAAGCTGCTAATAGAAGAAAGAGTTACTGTGCAAGATCTGCAGGACAAATGAAGAAGTTTCCTAAAGCAGCTAAGAATCCTAACTCAAGATTAAGACAAGCAAGAAAGAGATGGAAGTGTTAATTGGCAAAACTTTGTGCAAAAGGAAAAGCTGCAGCTAAAAGAAAGTTTGATGTATATCCATCAGCATATGCAAATATGTATGCATCAGCAGTATGTAGTGGTAAAGTAAAACCAGGTGGTAAAAAGAAAGTTAAGAAAGCTAAAGGTGGTGGCTTACGTGAATGGGTAAAAGAAAGATGGGTAGATATAGGAGCACCTAAAAAAGATGGTAAGTATCAACCTTGTGGTAGAAAATCTACTAAAGGTTCTAAACGTAAGTATCCTAAGTGTGTTCCAATAGCTAAAGCAAATAAAATGTCTACATCTCAAAAAACATCTGCAGTAAAAAGAAAAAGATCTAAAGCTCAAGGTGTAGGTGGTAAACCAACAAACGTAAAAACATTTGCTGCTAAGAGTGGTGGTTCACTTCTTGTAGCATCTTGTTATGATTAAAGGTTAAATAATGGCAACATCAGGTACATATAATTTTAATTTAGATATAGATGAAGTAATTCAAGAAGCTAGTGAAATGATTGGTGGAGAAGAAACACTTGGTCATACACCTGCTTCAGCTAGACGATCAATTAACTTAATGTTGACTGATTGGCAAAATAGAGGTATTTGTTTATGGTCTATAAATACAACTGTAGTAACTGTAGCTGATACAGTAGCTTCAGTATCTTTATCAGATTCTACAATAGATGCATTAGCTATTACATATGCAACAAGTGTATCAGGAACTGATATAGCATTAGAAAGAATATCAAGAGAAGAGTATCATAACTTACCTAATAAAAATCAAGCAGGTAGACCAACACAATATGCTATACAACGTGGTCGTAATAATCCTACTGTAATGTTATACCCAACTCCAGATAATTCTACTGGTGTTTTAAATATAGAAAAGTTTAATCAATTAGAAGATGTAGATAAATCTGCAGGACAAAATGCAGACATGCCTAAAAGATTTTTACCAGCATTAACATGTGGTTTATCTTATCAATTATCTATGAAAAGACCTGGTATTCCTATGGATAGAATACAAATGTTAAAATCAAACTATGAAGAAAAATTAATGCATGCTATGGAAGAAGATAGAGAAAGAGCAAGTTTATTTATTAAACCTAAATTAGGATATATCTAGTGGCAACTAATCGTAATGCAATGGCTATGTGTGATCAATGCAGTTTTGTATATCCACATAGAACAATGCAATTAAATAGTTATAATTTATTAGTTTGTCAAACATGTTTTGATGGTGCTTATGATTTAAAGAATCATCCACAAAATAGTATACCAGATGTAAGAGATAACCCA